ATCTCCAACATGGAAGCGTGCGTGCAGGGCCAGATTGACAGCATGATTACCCCTCCGGTGTCACCGACATCGCAAGCACTGCCTTGGGCCGTATAACGGGAAGCCACCACCCGACCTTGGTGGCGCATTGAAAGGACGATGATGGCAAATACTAAAACCCCCATCTACATTGACGGTGTTGAGTACCAACTTGAAGACATGACCCCAGAGCAGCAAATCTTGGTCAATCATGTCGGTGATCTTGATCGCAAACTTGGCTCGGCAAGATTTAACGTGGACCAGATGCAAGTCGGTCGTGATGCCTTCTTCGGTATGCTCAAGAATTCCTTGGCTCAGCCTGAAGTGGCCCCTGTTGCAGCGGAGTAATCGTGGAAAACCAGCAATTATTCAATGTTGTTGTGGTGATTGCTGGGTTTCTGGCGGCTTATGTCTTCAACAACATGACCCGCCAGATTCAGAGGCTTGAAGACAAAGTCAATGAGCTGCCGACCACTTACGTCATCAAGGATGACTACAAGGCAGACATTGCCGAGGTCAAAAAGATTCTCCAGCAGATTTTTGACAAGTTGGACAACAAGGCTGACAAATGAATGCGCTGGCTTGTACTTGCACTTGTCCTGTCCTTGGTGCATGGGGCAACAGCAAAACGCGAGTGCCATGTCTCAGAGTTTGCGGAAATAGCTTACTCAATTCACGATCCAAGGGAGCGATATGAAAGAATTCTTATCTGGCTGGATGACTCGGGTCCTTATTGCACTAAAGAGCAGCTGGTCACGGTTTACAGCAATCTGGCGCAAGCCCTAGGCACCTCTGATAACATGCGCTTACGGGCAAAGATCGAACAACTCTGGGGAAAGGCAAAGTGATGGACGCAAAAGACCGGTTGATTTATTGGGTCACCATGATGGTGACCACCACGCTGTGCCTTGTCGTTGTATCGCTCATCTGGGCGCTCATCCATGGTTTGTTCGTCAAGGAAGTGGACAACACCAAGATTTTTGAAATCATCGGCCCCGCGTTCCAAACCATTGTCGGTGGCTTGATTGGGTGGTTGTCTGGCCTGAAGGTTGGTTCCCACATGGATGAAGTTAAAGTAGGAGAGACAGCATGATTCCAATCCTCGGTGCCTTGCTTGGCACACTAGCAGAAAACGGGCTGGGGCTGCTGTCCAGCGCCATTCAAGCCAAAGGCAAAGAAGTAGTTGAGAATACGCTGGGCGTGAAGATCCCTGACAACCCCACGCCAGAAGATGTTGCTAAGTTGCGGCAGCTGCAATACGAACATGAAGAACGACTGATTGAGTTGGGCATCGAGAAAGCCAAGATGGAGTTGGCTGAGCTTCAGCTGTTTGCCGATGCTTCAAAAAACGAAGACAACAACATCAGTGACCGCTGGAAAGCGGACATGTCGTCTGATTCGTGGCTGTCTAAGAACATCCGCCCGCTGTCCTTGGTGGCACTATTCCTTGGATTCTTTATGTTTGCCATGATGTCAGCCTACGGCTTGAACGCAAATGAGTCGTACGTGACTCTGCTTGGCAACTGGGGACAGCTTATCATGGGGGCTTATTTTGGTGGCCGCACAATCGAGAAACTCGCTGAGATGAGGAGCAAAAAATGAGCCTGGTAGCTGAACAAGCCGCATTCTTGTTGGATGTGTGCAAGCTGGTTGAATACGCGACCAATCGAGGCTTTGTAGTCACCGGTGGTGAGCTTGCTCGTACGCCTGAGCAGCAGGCCATCTATTTCAAGACTGGCCGGTCCAAGACCATGAACAGCATCCACCTGAAGCGATGCGCCATCGACTTCAACTTCTTCCTAGATGGGAAGATTATCTGGGACAAAGCTGTGCTGGCTCCACTCGGGGCTTACTGGGAAATGTTAAATCCCAAAAACCGCTGGGGCGGCAACTTTAAGAGCTTGGTAGACTGCCCGCACTTTGAGAGGAACGTGTAATGCCCCAAGCAATGACCTTTGCGTCGCTGCAAAACGACGTCCGCAGCTACTTGGAACGTGGGGCATCTGCCGTCACGGACCCGCTGGTCTATGCTCAAATTCCAAGCCTGATCAACTTTGCCGAGCGTCGCATCAGTCGCGACCTCAAGATCCAAGGATTTCAAGTTGCAGTGGTCACTACCTTGCAAGCCAACGTGGCTGTGCTGGCCAAGCCAGACCGTTGGCGCGACACCATCTCGATGAACATTGGGACAGGCACCAATAACAACACCAGGCAGCAGCTTTTTACCCGCGGATATGAGTACGCCAGGAGCTATTGGCCCGATGAGACGCAAGTAGATGAACCGGTGTTTTACGCAGACTACAACTACACCAATTGGCTGATTGTTCCAACGCCTGACGCCGCTTATCCAATTGAGATTCTTTACTACGAGCTGCCTGTCTTGCTGGACGAAAACACCCAGACCAACTGGCTTACCCAATACGCTCCCAACTTGCTGCTGTACGCTACATTGTTGGAAGCAACTCCATTCCTGAAAAACGACGAACGCATCCCTGTCTGGCAAAGCATGTACGCATCTGCAGCCCAAGCGCTGCAAGGTGAAGACATGAGCAAGGTCCTTGATCGCGGTGCCGTAAGAAACGAGGCCTAACATGACCGTCTACACCAACATCTTTGGGGGAAGCAACATCTCCCCTGCCGAGATCAGCTACGCGGCAGTCTCACTGACAGCCGATACGTCGTATGACTGGGCCCTTGAGACTGCGCCATCTTCAAACCTGATCGCTGGCATCATGGACGTGACGGCCACTTCTGGTCCGTGGACGCTCACTCTGCCAAGTGCGCTTGAGGCATCAACCGGCCAGACCATCCTATTCAACAACGTTGGCAGCTATCAGTTCATCGTCAAGAGCAACAGTGGCGTTCAGATCTTGGCCCCCACTCCAGGACAAATCTGGCAGATCTATCTCACAAGCAACACTACTGCCGGTGGCAGCTGGATCGCTGTTCAGTTTGGAGCAGCGGCCTCATCAGTTGACGCTGCCTCACTTGCTGGTACGGGCTTGGTTGCAATTGGTTCCTTGCTTTCTCTGGCGGCTCCGGTCACATTTTTCAGCACTTCATACACTGCGGGTGTTGCCGATCGCGCCAAGGTCTTGATCTGGAGTGGCGGGGCAGGAACTCTTAGCATGACGGCGGCTGGTACCCTTGGCAACAACTGGTTCTTTCAGCTTCGCAATGAAGGTACTGGGGCTCTTGTTGTTGATCCTCCAGGGTCGCAGACCATCAACGGCCTGGCAACCTTAAGCTTTCAGCCTGGGGACTCGGCAGTCATCTTTACCGATGGAAACAACTTCTATACCATTGGCTACGGGCAAGCACCCGTCTTTGCATTTGACTACACGTCCATCAGCGTGGCGGGAACCGGGACCTATACCCTTTCAGGCAGTGAGCTTAACAGGATCGCCTACAACTTCACAGGCGTATTGACGGGTAATCGCACAATCATCGTGCCGCAGACCGTCCAGCAATACTGGGTGACCAATAGCACAACGGGGCCATATACACTGACCGTCAAGACATCTATAGCGGCTGGCGTAACTGTGGCTCAAGGTGCTCGCTCAATCTTGTATTGCGATGGCACCAACGTGGTGGCTGCAGATACGGGCGGCATATCAACACCAATTGCAATCTCAGATGGCGGCACCGGAGCTACGACTGCTGGCAATGCCTTGATCAATCTGGGCGGAACTGCCACCGGCATTGCAATCTTTACTGCTGCTTCCCAGGCAGCTGCCCAAGTAGCCATTGGCCTTGATCCGATTTCAGGTGGAACTTACTGATGGCAACAACGCCCATAGTCCTGAAGTCCCTGCCAGGGATCAAGCGTGATGGCACCCGTTACGAGGGTGACTATTACGTTGACGGCCAATGGGTTCGTTGGCAACGTGGGCTTCCGCGTAAGGTCGGCGGGTATACCGTAGTCAATCGTTACCTGCCGGAAGTCAGCCGTGGGGTCAAAACATTTACGCAAAACGGCCTGACTTACTTTCATTCTGGAAGTGCAGGCTTTATTGAGCGTTTCACGCTAGACGCCAGTGGAAACAGTAGCCTTGGATCTAATCGAACCCCAGCAACTTTGGTCGTAGACGACAACAATCTTTGGCAGTTTGACGTGATCTATGACAGTCAGTCAATTCCAGCTGCCAACTCGATTGTGGCTCAAGTTGCTCCAAATGCATCCTGCATCTGCAACAACGCCGGAGGCCAGCTGTTCATTGGCAGCATGACAGGCACAGATCCGCTCACTGAGATCACTACGTTTCCGGCTGGCGTAAGCGTCACCGGAGGCGTCGTCTCACTGCACCCCTATCTGATGTATTTTGGAGACGATGGCGTCATTGGGTGGTCTGTGGCCGGAGCCCCTACTGACTTGACGGGCGTAGGCTCAGGTAGTGCCAGAGTTGCTGGCCAAAAGATAGTCCGAGGCATTGCTCTTAGGGGTGGTCCTGGAAACGCACCAGCAGGCCTTTTTTGGAGCGCTGATGCTGTCATTCGTGGCTCATTTGTTGGAGGCACCGAGGTCTTTCAGTTTGACACCATCAGCCCTGAATCCAGCATCTTGTCAGCAGCCTCTGTCATCGAGTACGACGGCATCTACTACTGGCTTGGCACTGACCGCATGCTGATGTTCAATGGTGTGGTTCGAGAGATCCCCAATACGCTTAACATCAATTACTTCTACGACGGCCTAAACAGGGCTGCCGCTCAACGCGTCTGGGCCTTTAAGGTGCCTCGATTTGGCGAGATCTGGTGGTGCTATCCAAAAGGCAGCGCGACGGAGTGCACCCATGCCATCATCTACAACGTACGTGAAAACACCTGGTACGACACCGAGATGCCTAATGGTGGCAGGACAGCTGGCGAATGGTCCCCTGTCTACGCGGCCCCCTTGCTGTGCGGCCTTCAGGAGTCTTCTTATATTGCCAACAACAGGATCACTGAGACGTCAGGACTTAGGATTACAGAGGATGGCAGCCAGCGAATTGTGACCCCAGTCGAAGGTTTTATGGTCTGGCAGCATGAGCACGACGTCAACGAGATTGACGGCCAATACATCACAGCAGTCCCCTCTTATTTCGAGACTGCCGACATGAGCATGCTGGTCCCTTCCGGAGGCTCCAAAAATAAATGGATCCGTGTCGAGTCAATTGAACCCGACTTTGTTCAATCAGAGGACATGACGGTCCAGATGACTGGGCGGGCCAATGCAAAGGCCATTGAGGTCCTAGGGCCTGAGAGGACAATATTTGCAGTTCCAGGCACTCCTTACGAACAAGTGGTATCTTTCAAAGAAGCTCGCCGTGAGCTAAGGTTCAAGTTTACCTCCAACACCATCAACGGCAATTACCAGATGGGACAAATCATCGCCCACGTTGGCGAGGCCGATGGAGACATGCTGGGTGGCGTCGTAGAAAGTTCCACGTGATCACGCAGCCAGCTATAATGGGCTTGCGCGATTGGGCCGATCAGGTCGTGATGGACCTGTCAATCTATGGCGTACTCTCGAGGCTGGACGATGAAGACAAGTGGCAAGAATGGGGTCTCCAGTTTTGCGTTATATCCGGACTGAGCCAAAAAAACGTTCCCAATCCATTTGCTTACACCGACTGGCGTAGTTGGGCACAACGCTTTGTTGGAGTGGTAAGTTAATGACAGATCAAGAATTCATCGAGCTACTGAACGACGTAGCTAAAAAAGCCAGGCCTTTCAACAGTGAGGTTCGAAAGATCGACTCCATGGAGATGGTCTTAAGGGACACCGGGCTTGACAGCCTAGACATGCTGATGTGCGTGGTCTATCTCTGCGAGATCTACGACGTTGAGGACGAAAAAAGCAAAGAGATGCAAGGGGATACGCCCCAGGACCTTCTGAACTTTCTCAAAGAATGGGGCCGTCGGCAGCCTGTTGACCTTAAAGAAGGTCGAGGTTGGCTAGTATGAGAATCTTTCTCACTGAAAGTCGCATCACTTGCACCGAAGAAGCCACTCTCTTTTCAGACCACACCTATCCCCAAAAAGTCCACCTGTTTCCTGAGACCTACGCCCGCGTCAAGACAGGGCTGATCAATCCGGCGCACCTGGTGGCTGAGAAGGTCCTGGATCCAGCTCTCCTGAAGCTGCTTCGCGAGACCCAGAGTGGCAAGACTGCATTCATCTTGGCCGCTGGAAACAGCAATTTTGCCAACGAAGGCGCAAAGCTGAACAGGGAAAATGAGTGGACCTACAACTACAAGATCCTGCCGTTGTCCTTGACCCAGATCTACGCAGGCAGGGTTGCGGCCCAGTGCGGCGAGATTGACCACACGGCTACAGACGCCACCGCCTGCACCTCGAGCCTCAAGGTGCTCATGGACGTGCAGACCCTGATCAAGTTTTACGGCTTCGACCGGGTCATCGTCTTGTCTGTTGAGGATCAAGTCAACAACATGACCCTCCAGTTCTTTGGAGAAGCAAAGGCAACGCTCACCGAAAGCATGGCCGAGACTCACCAGGTGGTCCCCAGTGCATTCGATTCAACAAACTTTGGGTTTCATATAGGCCAGGGTGCCGTGTTTGCCGTATTTGAATCTGAAGAAGCCATGAAAAGCTCCGGATTGAAGCCAAAAGCCGAGCTTCTGTCCGCCTGGACAGCCACCGAGGTGGCAACAAATGCAATTGGCCAACGCGAAGATGGTCAAGGTTTCAAAAGAGCCATTGAGGGGGCCTTAAAACTTGGCCAAGTTACCCCAGAACAAATTAAAATTGTCAAAACTCACGGTACGGGGACAAAGTCTAACAACGCGGCCGAAAAAGCAGCGTTGGAAAAGTGCTTGAGTGGTTTTGTAGCGACATCGTACAAGCAGCGAATCGGCCATACGATGGGAGCGAGCGGACTGTTAGAGACCCTCTTGCTGTTCAATGAT